AAGATTTAATGTCAAAATTAAAATAAAAATAAACTAAAAAATTAATAAAAACCAAAAAAATGGGAGCATTATTAGAATCAGGTCTAGTTGGTAACATCGGGTTAAAACACCTTAAAGTTATTAAAGAGGACACAATTAATAAATGGGACAAATTAGGATTTCTTGAAGGTCTTAAAGGTCACTTAAGAGAAAACGTAGCTCAATTATATGAGAACCAAGCGTCTTTCTTAATAAACGAAGCAACTTCTGACGGGTCTTCAGGTTCATTTGAAACTGTTGTATTCCCAATCGTAAGAAGAGTATTCTCTAAATTATTAGCGAATGACATCGTTTCTGTACAAGCTATGAACTTACCAATCGGTAAATTATTCTACTTTGTACCAAAAATCCAAGGATATAAAGATGGTATTGCTGGTCAATACTCAGGTGAACACTACGCACCAATAGGGGCTCCGGGTAACTACAGTGATGGTACAATGCCTTCTCCAAATGGAACGGCTGGTAATCCAAACGCAGGTTATACTACAGGTTCAGGAACTTATAATCCTGTATATGAAAAAAATCTTTATGATTTATTCTATGAAGGTAATGAAGCTCAATTAGACCCTCCGGGATTATTTGACTACTCTAAAGGTCGTTGGTCAGCAATCACTGCTACTACAACTATCCAAAAATGGACAGGTGGAGTTTTAGTTGATGCTACAATTTCTGGAACAACTGACGGAGCAACAGTAATTGCTTCAGGTAACACAAGAAAAGTTATCGTTAAAATGTGTGGTTTTGCTGACACAGGTGCTGGTAAATTAATTGGTCCTGATGGTAACGAAATGGATACAGAATCTTTCTTATCTGATTTAATTATCTATACAGGTTCTGGTTTAACAGTTGCTGCAGGTTCTCCATGTACAGTTTCAACAGGAGCATTATTGTTCAGAGTTGTAACTCAAATCTATGGTAGAGGTATTGTAAAATATGGTAACACAACACAAACTTACTTCCCAAGTGGTAATCCAGCAGGTACTGCATCTAATACAGGTAACGGTGGTACATTCAAAAACGTATGTGACGCTGATGGTTGTATTTGGTTAGAAGTAGATTTATCTTGTCCAGTATGTGCTGATTGTGATTCTACATCATTAGATGGTTACACAGGAACTACAATTTCTCAAGGTTTACCAACTACTTCATTCGCAGCGGCTTTCAGACGTTACGAAGAGTTAGAATTTGAAGATAAAATCGGTGAGGTTTCTTTCGACTTAGATTCAGTTACTGTATCTGTTACAGAAAGAAAATTAAGAGCACAATGGTCTCCTGAGTTAGCTCAAGACGTTGCGGCTTTCCACAACATCGATGCTGAAGCTGAATTAACAGCTTTATTATCTGAACAAGTTGCGGCTGAAATCGACCGTGAAATCTTAAGAGATTTACGTAAAGGTGCAGCATGGAACTTACGTTGGGATTATAATGGTTGGAGAAGAATTTCTCAAACAACTTCTTATACTCAAAAAGATTGGAATCAAACATTAATTACAGCAATCAACCAATTGTCTGCACAAATCCACAAATCTACATTGAGAGGTGGAGCAAACTGGATTGTTGTTTCTTCTGAAGTTTCTGCTATCTTTGATGATTTAGAGTACTTCCACGTATCTAATGCGTCTCCTGAGCAAGACCAATACAACATGGGTATTGAAAGAGTAGGTACATTAGCAGGTCGTTACCAAGTTTACCGTGACCCTTACTTCCCAGCTAACCAAGTGTTAATTGGACACAAAGGAACATCATTGTTAGACACAGGTTACATCTACGCACCATACGTACCGTTACAATTAACTCCAACAATGTACAACCCATTCAACTTTACACCTATTAAAGGTATTATGACTCGTTACGCTAAGAAAATGGTTAACAACCGTTTCTACGGACGTATCACAGTTGATGGTGTTAGAACATTCGATTTAAGAGAATTGAGATAATCAAAATCTTAAAATATTTAAGAAAAAGGGACTATATGTCCCTTTTTTTTTTGGAAAAAAACGAAATTTAATTAATAACAAAGTATTTATATTAAAAGAAAATTATGAAAAATTTATTTGAAATATCGAGTGAAGAGAAAAATAGAATCTTAAATCTTCACGAGAATGCAACAAAAAAACAATACTTGATGTCGGAACAATCGTTTAACGAGATAGGTGGGGTTTCATCAACACAATCAACTTCAAAAACATCATTTCCAAAACAAAATATAGGAAACCAATTTAAATTTGGTGAATATCAATCAAATACAGTTAAAAATGCGATTGCGTCATTAAAACCAAAAATAGAAGAATTTATTAAAAATAGTGGTGGTAAAAATTTTGTAGTTAACATTAGTGCTGGAGAATCAAATGTTACAAATCCAAAGGGGTTTGAAGAGAAAGGAAGTTTAGCCTTAGCGAGAGCAAATTCAGTTAAACAATATTTCCAAGAATTATTTCCTGAATTAATTAAAAATGGGACTTTAGTTATTAAAAACCCTGTAAATGTTAGTGAGGTTGTCATAGGTAAAACACCATACGACAAAACAAAAGGTGATAATAAAAATCCGGAAAAAATTAAACAATATAAAAAAGAACAATTTGTGACTTTTGATGTTCAAGGTTCTGGAGAAGTGGGAAATGTTAAAAGTATATGTGATTGGTCGGCAAGTATTACAGGTAAAACAGGGGATGCCGCAAAAAATTATATAACAGCAAACGATAAATTACAAGGTAAAGGTTTATTAACATTTGATACTGGTAGTATTCCGGATAGAATGATTGTTAAAAACAAAAAAGGTGTTATTGTTCAAGATACCGGGTATGTCGCAACCGCACCTCATCAATATGGTGATTTTAAATATGTCCCATTATATGTTGCTGAATTAACTAAATTATATAAAACAGTCGCAGTTAGTGGTAATAAAATAGTTACTATCCAAGTTAAAAGTTTTGATGATTTAATGAAACAAATACTTAATTCGGGTGTAGCAATACCTGAAACACAACAACTTATAGATATGAGTCAATCTGAGGTTTATAATGGTGTTCAACAATTACAAAAATTATATAGTAGAGGTGTTAGAGAATTTGTGATTTATAATATAAGTCCTTCATCAGTTATAACCCCGTTCGATAATAAAACGGGGGATTCTGATGTTATTGTTTATTCTCCGGTTGGTAAAACGGGTTATACATTAACGGGTAAATGTTAATCTTTTTTAACTTTTTCTTGTTTAATAATTTTATAAACTAAGTCACCATTTTTATCGGAGTAACCGATTGATGTTGTTATTACACCATTTAATCTTACCTCTTTAATTGAACAGATTTTTACTTTATGAACTTTAGATAGTGAATCTAAATAGACGTTGGCTTCTTTGTCAACGTCTTTTGTTTTTGGTTTTGTTTGACCAAATGATAATGTTCCAATAAATAATACGGATAGTAATAATAATTTTTTCATAGTGTTTATGTTTTAGATTACAAATGTAATACTTTTTTATTTATTCCACAACATTTTTTTCAACTTTATTTAAAGTTCTTATTGATTTTGAAATAATTTCAGATTCGCCCAATGAAAAGATTCCTGAATGGAATGCAAAACTAACTGCTTGTGTTAGGATATAGATTGATTGTTCTTTATCCATTGTTGATAGTAGGACATCTAAATGGTCTTCGTTATACAATGGGATTGTGTTAAATAGTTTTCCGAATAGTTCTTGTTGTTGTTCCATAATTAAAATTTTGTATATTTATAAGTATATGGATAAAAATAACAAAAAACAAATTAAAGAGGCGACTAGTCATCGTGGGTCAGGACAAGTTAGAGTTCCTTTAAGTCCGGGTGTTAGGTTGTTCAATAAAGAACAACTACAACCTTTTGTTGTTCCTACTTCAAAATATGATAGTGCGGAATTATCGTTTGATAGTTATGATGGTGAAATGAGTACACCAAAATCTAAAATATCTAAAATAGAGAGAGAGTCAAGAAAAATGGCCAAATACGTAAAAAAACATCCTGAACAAAATGATGAGGAAGGTGGGGTATTAAATCAAACTCCCGGTAAAGGTAAGAAAATTGTTCCTATTGATGAAAACACCACTTCTGTTAGTGCCGGAGAATACAATGGTCCTATTGAATTAGGATTAAGAAAATGGATTAAATCTGAATTAGACCCATTTGTTAATACCCTTGAATCTGAATTTAATAATAAAAGTAAAAGTAAAACATTAAAAGGTAATAGGGACACCGTTGTTGGTATGTGGGAAAAAGGTGTTGATGGTACATATCACATTGATACATACGATGTTAATACGGTTAATGAATGGATTGAGATAACCAAAGACACCCTTATAGAAGATGTTGTCCCAAATGAACTAAAAATCCCCTCAAAAAATGAATCATTAAGAAATATAATTAAAAAAGTATTAAAAGAAGAATTTAAAAAAACCCTTACTCGATAGTAGGGGTTTTTGATTTAAGTAAAATTTTATTCTTTAATTTTGATAATGAATGTTCAACTTGTGATTTCATTTGGTCAATTCTTCTCATACGATTTTCTTGTACCCTATTATCGAACATTCTAACCATTTTCTTCCAATCTCTATCGGTCATGGAAATGTTACTATAATAACAAACGTGATTAATGATTGTTATTTTTTTATCATCTAATACTACAAACACTCCCAATTTTTTATTTTCAATAATTCTGTGTGAAGATAGTGGTGCAATTTCATAGATAGAACTTGGATGTTTTAATGTATTACGAAAAATAAACATACAATCTTTCATATCCGCTAACTTACCAGGGTCAACAACATCATAAATTATTTGGAACTCCAATAATTTTTTTCTAACGGCTCTACGTTTTAATTTTCGTTTTATGTATTTTATCATCTTAATAATTTTAACACGACAAAGATACGCAAATTTTTTAAATAACCAAAAATAATAAGAAATATTATCTATAAAATAAAACCCCCAATTAATGGGGGTTTTTTATTTTTAACAATATGGTGATGAACACCTTTTATTTCCGTCTAATCCGGGTTTAGTTCCTTTACACACTTGTACAGCGTACCCGTTTGCGTAAGCTGAAGGGTAAACTTTAAATTTTGATTTAGCGGCCGCTTTACCACGAGCACATAATTTAGTACCGGGTTTCTTTTTACCTTCAGAAACTACCTCATCATTACTTTGACGTTTTGCTTTATCTAAATAATCATAAACTTTGTCTCCGTACATTTGATAAATTTTCTTAATGAACTGAGCAGGGCTCTTTCTAATATATCTAATAACATCGTTAGGAATATACTGTCCGTATTTATCACCAAACAATGACTTTACTTGACGTTCTCTGTCACTTGTAGGTCTTTCAGTGTCTGAAGAATAATCTTGTTCTAAAACAGTTATATTGTCTTCATTTTTAGTTTCATTCATCATAAAATCAAAAACTTGGTCAAGGCTTTCTTTTGCGGTCGATACGTGGTCTTGAGCCCAATCGTGCCCACCATCTAAAACACTTTCAACAGTGTTTTTATTTAATTCTAATAACAAACCTGTTTGTCTATGAATTTGTTCTAAATTACTAAAAAACATATATCTTTCACTATCTTGTTCAGACATAATTCGTTTAACTAATTCAGTTAATTTAGATTCTGATAATTTAACCACTCTTTTCATATTATTATGCGTTTAATCCATTACCACCAATTGTGATGGCGTTTAATTGTACGATAGCTTGATTTTGTCCATTTGTGTAAACCGGATGTGGTGGGACAATAGTAAACGTTCCTCCACTACAATTGTCTTCACATACTAATCCTCCATTACCACCATTATTAGCAATAATTGGTTCAGCACATTCATCACAAGTGTCAAATGGTCCGGCAAGTATCATTGAATTTGCGTAAAATGATACGGTATCACCTGAAGTTAATGATACACATTCACCTGTTGGTAATTGATAAAATTTACTTTCGTCAAATCCTACATTACCTGGTAAAATAATTAATTGTGAATCTCCTCCACAAGTTGTTGCTGTTACGTTAACATTATATGCCATAGTTTTTTTATTTATAAATATCTTATAATTGCAAATACTTTGTATTTACAACTTGAAATTTAATTTGTCGTTTATATGTATTTATTTCACCACTACTTATTACTTGTATATCTATAAAATATTCATTTGGTATTTTGTCTCTACTATCAAATATAAAGTAGTATTCGTTAGGTGTTCTATTAATTTTTGTCCATCCTTGAACTTGTACTTCTGTTGTCCCCTCCTTAACATAAATTCTATATGAAGCGTCCACGTTTAATAATAAATTTTGAGTGGTGTAAGCTTGTTTAATAATCACACCTACTTTACGAGTATCTGTATTTACAATTTGTTCATCTTGTTTTAATCCGTAAAAATCAAATCCGTATAATAATGGATTTGCTGATACAACACCTATTTGAATTGCGTTTTTAAATGGTTGTAATGTAAAATCATTCAATACTTGTGGTAATGGAAAGTTATTATAATTTAAGTCATACCACCTGTCAGAAAACGTACATGGTGTTTGATATCCCATAAGAGGTGGAATAACAACTTCATAAACTCCTCGTGTTCTTTGACACGTTGTTAAACCGGATAGTCCCGGAATAACATCACCCATCATATCTAATATATCCACTTTAGGAGTGTTATCTAAATTTATTGGGTTACCGTTATCAAATAGATAAAGATATAATCTATTCACTTTACCTAATGTGAATTGATTTCTGTCATCTTCAATTAAATCATTATAACTTGTTTCAAGGTATGGTTCGTAGAATGTTTGAGTATGACGAGTAAAAAATTGTACTTCGTAATTATCAGTAAGACCTGTAAGATTTTCAACTTGAGGTTTGTAAGCAATTCCCCACCCTGACACATTTGGTATTGTACCATTTAAAACACCATTA